TTTCAACCAGCCGGTGGACAAACTCGCTTTGCCGCCCTCTTTGACCCACTTGACCTTTGGTGATCGCTTCGACCAGCCGGTGGACCAACTCGCTTTGCCGCCCTCTTTAACCCACTTGACATTTGGTTATTTTTTCAACCAGCCGGTGGACAAACTCGCTTTGCCGCCCTCTTTGACCCACTTGACCTTTGGTGATCGCTTCGACCAGCCGGTGGACCAACTCGCTTTACCGCCCTCTTTGACCCACTTGACCTTTGGTTATTTTTTCGACCAACCGGTGGACAAACTCGCTTTGCCGTCCTCTTTGACCCACTTGACCTTTGGTGATCAATTCAACCAGCCGATGGACCAACTCAAACTGCTGCCATGCCTGATCCACTTGACTTTTGGTGGAAATTTCAACCAGCCTTTAGATCATCTCCCGAAGACCTTGAAATTTCTGAATGGAAAAATGTATTCGCGCCTGAAACCGCGCTGGGAAAAAATAAATTTTTGAGGGGAAATCTTTTTGATGGGAATTTTTTTTTGAATTTTCCGAATCCTGAAATTTCAGTTTTGTTTCAGGGGCAGGTTTTCAGAAAAAATTCTCGGGTTTCAGTAGGAGAAATGGACGTTGAAGAAGATCTTGAGCTTGACGCCTTGGTGATGGCGTTGATCGAGCACGAGTTTGGACAAACCAAGCCAAAGACACCGCCACCGTTGCCCCCTTTACAAGGCTCCCAAGGAGCCAAGAAAATTGAAATCACCGTGCCCACCCTTTGGCCGAAAAAGGCGGCCAGAAAGCCGGCCAAGTCCAAAATGTCCACCACCAGGCGAGACATTGAACAGGCAGTAAGAAAGAACATGCCAATGCGCCTCACCGGTCGCGACCTTCCTGTTAGAGGCCCGGCAAAGCCCAAGTCCACCATGAAACCAGGGCTTGCTCGGAGCGCAACGGGTGCGCCCGTGACTGTGAAGCGTCGTCGAGAGTTGAAACCCATCACGGCCGAAGCTGAAAAACGTCATTTGGCCGCAGAATCGACGGCAACACAAATCGCCAGTGTGAAACCCATCAAACGTCGACCCGTGCCGGAACAATCTGCACGTTCGGTGCCGACGTTTGGACAGCCGATGCCGTATCGTCGCCCTGCTCGTCGCGAGAGACCAGTCGACGATGGCCGTTTGTATCTTGTGTTTCGCGTGGCCGAAGACTCCATTTTGAACAATTCTCAGATTCGGGGTGAGCGCGGAGAAATGGACTATTTTCGCCGGACCATGCTCACTGCCGAGCAATTGAACAATGTGCGCACTGAAATCACCAGAGTCGCTGACGCCGAGCGAGTGCAAGATCTGGAAGCGTATGTTGCATGGCTGAAGCGTCTGGCCGCGGCTCATTTGAACTGGCTCGCTTTGCAAGGACGCATCATTCGAAACGTGGCACAGGCAAAGCCTTTGACTGTCGCAGAGTCCCGACTTTTATCAGACTCTCTGGCGGGTTACTTGGACGAGCTCGAGGCACTCACCGAGCTGGCCAAGCGGCCGGTGTCCAATGTGAGGGGTCCGCGCCAGGTGATGAACATGTATCAGCGCGCCCAGCTGGAACCGTTGGATCGAATTCAGTATGTGTGGAACTATGTGCTTGATTCTCAACAGGGTATCCCCTTGTATCAGGCGCGCACTTTCAACGCTGACCCGGATGATTTATTTGCGATTCTTGATAACCTGGATCGAGCCGCGTCGACCATGACTCGCATGCTCCGCGCAGATGCCTCGGTGTCATGGCAGCAAAAGGTGGCTCAACTCAACCAGGCGCGCGACGAAATTGAGGCTGTGCTCGAAGACGAGGTCATTGAGTATCCGGATGATCTCACGTTCGAACCGCTCAAGTGGCCACTTCCTCAATAAACTTTTTGACTTTTGACCTCATTTATTTCCATGCGATCCAGCCTACAGTGAAACATTTACGCCGGACCCATCTATACCACCTCACCATGAATCAGTCCGTGCTCTACTCTGAAGGAGACAACCGCATCGTGGTCGGCAACCGCGTCGAGTTTGTGCTCGTCTACATGGACCCGCGAACGGGGGTCTTGCGCTTGATTCTCGGCGTCGGCGACGTGATGGAGGCACACACTGAATCAGTGGGTCCGTCTGAGAACCCGACTTCACCCCTCTACATTTCGCGAGCATCGGCGCAATTCCCGTTTGCGGAGCGATCACCGCCGGCTTTGGCCAGTGATCATGGTCCTGCCAGCGGCGTCACAGTCGACCAGATTCGGGTGACTGGCTTTGATATCAAGGTGCTCACCGTCATTCCTTGGACCACCGAAGACGTGCCCCAATATTATCAACCCAAAACGCTCCCGAACTTTCACAACGTGAACCACCTGTATGTGCCCGTGAGACACGTGATGCGGCGCGTGGACCAAGTGAGCAACAACACGAACATGATCATGTCGCGGTTCTTTCGACGTGCTCCTTATGGCTGGCTGGTGCTCTACAATGAACCCGTCACCGCCGCCGGTGATCCCGACGAGGTGGATCAGGCGCTGGAGCAATTCTATGCCGATCGCAAGTCACGCATCACTACTCGGCGCGTGGTCGGCAATGTGGTCGATTTCGGTGTGGACCACGATGGCGTGCTCAAAGTGGTGATGAGTCCCGTCAAAGCGGCGAATGCCCCCAAGCTGGATGACTACTTGTTTCACGGAGCCTTTGCGGAAGTAGCGCGAGCCAACAGCGAGGAGGGACATCTCTACAAGCTGCCATACCATTGGATTCACGACGCCTACGACCAAGCGCACTTGGGCGAGAAGAGTTACTACTCGATGCTCAAACACGTGCTGTGTGACACGTTGAGCCGGTTCCGAGTGAAAACGGTCAAATTTCAACAGAACCCCAAGACGAAAAAGACGTTTTACTTTGGCTTCACCGAAGAAGGCTTTCACTTTGCCAAAAATGGCCGTCACGTGTTGGCCACCGAGATCACGAACCGCATGCGCTCCAAGCCTGCTGAACCAGAGGGTTATGAGACGCGTCACACGTTTGACACGCACACGTGGTTGAACCTGCGCGAGGCTCGACCGAACGAACAGATTCACTCCACCGTCAAACGCGGCTACATCATTTACGGCCGCTTGGTCGAGCGACAGGACAAGGGTCAGACCACGTTGCATTGGTGCACGCCCTCGCATGGCCTGGATTTGCTGCGCGTTTACCTGGTGACCAACGGCCAGAGCAAGATCTTCCGAAGTCTGTCCAACGATGAGCTGTTGGAGAAGCTCAAGGACAAGGATGGAAACGCGACGTTGGCGTCCAAACTGTTTCAGGGCCTTGTGGATCCAGCGGCCGAGAACGAAGCCATCAACTACATCAAACAGGAGTTGCTGTGGTAATAAATTGTCTCTCTTTTCAAGTATGATGTCAGCGGCAGCACTGGGTCGAGTGTTATGGGCGGTGCACTTGACGTTGGCCGCCTTGGCGTTTGGCCTCACCATGTTTGGACCAGCGGCGCTACTGCCTTATTTGAGTGTGTTTTGGGTGCTCATGTTGACCATGTATGTGGTGAATCGAGGATGTGTCATCACACATCTCGAGCAATATCTGACTGGCGACGATATTACCATTGTGGACCCGTTTCTGACGGCATTGCGGTTACCCACATCAACCAGAAATCGTAACATTCTCACACTGTTGGGTGGCACCACCATGTTGCTGGTCACCCTGGCCCGTTTCAATAAATCACCCCGTCAATGACCTTCCCAATCTTCAATCACGTTTCGCAGGGTGCCACCCAAAACTCTTCGCACGGGTGCTTGGTCGCCGCCGGCGGAACTGCTCGGGTAGTTCGAGAGCCTGATGGGATGAGCCCGACCTGGCTGGGGTGTCACCGCGTCGGAAGTGACTTTTTTAACGTATCGCAAAGGGATTTTCACCAAGTCGTATTTGGTGAGCTGAAACACGTGCGGCGCTGGCATGAACTCCATCTCCACTTTCACTGGCGCCGGCAAAAATAGGGAGTCACGCCACTGATTCACTCGATCGACCACCCACAGCGCCAAGAGAGATTCGAAGATCCAATGGCGAATGTAGTCAGAATTCACTTCAAACACGGTGACAAACAACATGGCCATCATGCCACACGCGAACACGGTGCGACCTTGCCACATTCGCAAATAATCCAAGCCGTAAAGCGCGACTTGATCGGCAAAGTGATTCGAGAATTTCATGAGATCCTCTTCACGCTCTTGCACCATGACGTAAAATACCGGCGAAATCAGGGCGGTGAACACGGTGACTGCGAGCGACACAAAGAAATCCACCCAGCGGTAGCCGGTGGCCAGCCGATACAAGAGCAGAAAGTTAACCACGGCCTTGAAGAATGCCGCAATCAAGGACGTGGGGATGGTGTTGAAAGAGCGTCGCGCATACTTGGACTTGCCAAACTTGGTCAGAGCATATGATGACACCCGCGAGATGGCCGTTTCTCGCGCCTCATCGTAACGGCTTCTCACTTTTTGCAGCACGCGTCTCGGGTGCAAGGTGTCAGGCACAAAGTTCATGGCTACTACCCACTGAGAAAGGTATTATGTCAACAGCCGTGATCGACAAAAAATATCCTTCCCCTAAAGTAAGAACGATTACGTTGAAAAATTATGAACTGGGGACTTTTGGTGCTTTTGCTTTTGGCCGTCGGAACGGGCCTCTACATCTGGCGCAGAAATGTGCGTTCCGTGAGACAGTTTGGTGACGCCATCAAGGCGGATGTCCGGAGATTGAGCCCTCGACGCACCTCGGTCGCCGCGCCTGGTCCTTCTGGACCTTCGGTCCCTCTCGGAACGACAGTTCCGGGTGCCTACGCCCACGGTCACCGCCGCCATCACCACCGCGGCTCGATGGGTGCTTCTGCGTATGGCCGCCGCCACCACCGCCATCACATGTGATCACCGCGCGTGAAATAAAAATATTGTGTAATGATTAGAAATGAACCCTGAGATCAAGTATTCGCTTTGGGCCGCCGGCCTCTATTTCATCGTTGCCAACCCCATCACCTATGGCATCGTCCAGTCCCTGCTCGGAAACGTGGTCACCGTGAGTGGTAACGACGGACCCACCCAGATTGGCACGTTGATCCACTCTGTGGTCTACGGTCTGCTCACCTTCTTGCTCATGAAGGTTGGCAAGCGCGCCCGCGGCTACCAGTCTCTGTGAAACACCCAAATAAACACTCCTATCTAGTTTTTCAATTTCCTGAAAAAAATTTCCAGAAATCCCCATTTTGAAAAAAAGTGGACTTCAAAAAAAAATTCTGACAGCCGAAAAAAAATTGGCAAAAAATTTTTGGTCCCAGATTTTTGATTTTTTTTTTTGGAAGACCAAGTTGACATTTTTCAGAAGTTGAAAATTTTGGTGTCTTTCAGAAAAAAATTTCAGGTTGGAAAGGGCTCCCGCCATATGCTACGACCGTCGAATTTCTTGGTCATTGACCACCCAGCTCACGGCGTGACCAAGGTAGAAATCAAGCGCGTGCACGAATCGGGCAAAATCCAGGTGTTTCTACCAGAAACTGCCAAGGATGATGTGTTTGACATTGAACCCAATTGGATACTCATGCGATTTTCTCGTGTGGTAAAACCTTGGACGTTGAAAAGCCTCCTCCAAGCGTTTTGGGGACACTTGGGTGAGTAACCATGTTGAAAAGTGTTTTTCACTCACCTGATTTCTCCAGTGTTTGGTCCGGTGACCCGCGTCATTTGTCGCGCTCAAGATCTCAACATCTGGTATCGTCCCGGCAATGGTCGACCCCGCCAATACCTTGGTGACAATCGCGAGGTGCTGGAAAAGTTCACGCGTGAAGAAGTCCGCGAGAAAATCACCTTTGAATACGACTTTTATTTCGGGTTTTGTGGTAGTCTGCGCGAGAAAGACCAGGTCTCTCGAGAGGTGCCCACCAAACATCGCGTCTCTGACCGTATTGTGGAAGAAGATGTCGAAGCTCTGTATGACGGCGACGAGAAAGTGCAATCGTTTCATTTCTCGTCGTCCAATTTTTACCAACCGCTGATGATGTCTAACACCAACGGTGCCAACGATGGCAACGGTGCCGAAGGCAAAAGCACGCGGCTGGAAAAGGTGGATTTCTTGGAGCGAACCAGTTACACCGTGGTGCCGCCGGCTCTCGGCAGCTTGGTCTGCGGGGTGCCTGTGAAATCCAAGCGAGGCATCTCGTTGGCGCAATGGTGGACCTGTCCGCGCGCCTTTTATGAGTTTTGGAAGTTGTTGATGGCCGAGCACCCGCCGAGACATTCATATGAAACCATGCAACGCTTGCGGTGGAAACACGGAAACGAGAAATTCTTCCAAGAGCTGGCCCTGTGTGCTCTGTTCAATCGTCCGCCGGCGCGGTTGTCGCCCGAGTGCCAACGATTTTTCCAAACCCTCAATCGCCTGGTGAGCGTATAAAAATGTCGCCCTTATGAAAAACGCGTTGAAAATGGTTCATCACAAATCGTTCTCCACCACCTGTTCTCCCTGTCACTCGTCGACATCGTCCTCCTTTTCGACCTCGTCGACCACGTGCCACCACAAGCATCACTCGTCGTCCTCTTCGTCCTGTTCGTCATCGAAGACTTCTTCGAAATGTTGTGGTGACAAAAAGCACCACAAGCGCCCGTGTTGCCGTTATCAGTCGCGCTCGTGCTGCGGTTATGCCTTGGGAGGATCGGGTGTTTACAGTTTCAGCGGGCGTTACCTGCAAAACTACAGCACCGGCTATGCTCAATGTGGTTGCGAGCCCTGCTGTGCCTCGACCAAGTGCTGCACCGGATACACCAGCAGCGGTCGGTGCTATTCCGCGTGTGGATGCCACAATGGCCGGCGCCATCATCACTAAATAAAATTTACGTAATACATCATGTTTTTATTGTAGTCGCTTGACTCGCTCACTGCTGGGCCGAGCCAGAGCACTTGTGCGAGGTGCGCGAGCTGCTGCGGGAGCAAGGGCAGCACTTACGGCACGAACGCTGGGACGTGCACGAGCTCAGGCTGCGCTTGGCACGGCTGCAGCAGCTGCTCGAGAAGCAATCACCTCCGCCGAGCTGGTTCTTTCCGCGAGCGCACGTGCAATACTTGCAGCACACGAGCTTCTTGCAGAACTTCTTACCCTTGCAGCCAGGGTTGCAACGACGGCACTCAATCTCGGCGGTGGCAACGCGCTGCTGAAATTGGGCCAGGGACAGATTGTATGCGGCGGAGCCAGCTCCACCTCCAGTTCCTCCAGTAGTAAACACCATTTTTTACAAAAATCAAAAACTTTTCGTTCGCGGTTTTAATAATCTCGCAAGATTTTTTTTATTTCCGTCCGTCGATTTTTTCCCAAACGTATTTCATCGTCCCGCACACCCACCTTCTTTTTTTACCTGCCCGGGTGCAGGAGATAGGCCACCATCAGGTAGGCGATACCGGTGAACAACAGGATGCGTAGGATGCGCTTATACAACATTTGTCGCTGACGCTTCTTCTTTTTCTCCTTTTCACGCCGCCGCCGATCGGTGGACGCCTGATTTTGAAACGGAGCACTCGCGACATTTCCGCCGGTAACCTTGGTGCGACCAGGTTTGGTGCAGTATTTCACCACCGGGTCCAGGCAGCTGAACACAATTTCACTGACATCGACGGAGATGATGGAGCACAACCCCCCGACCGCGATGCCCTTGATCAGCTTGTTTTGGACGCCCGACATTCTATTTCTAAAAAGAGGTTTTATTCTTTATTTGGGCGCGAAACTCGCAGGATTCCGAGCACCCAGCGGACGGCACCGCTTGTCACACACACCCGTTTGCCACAGCCGCGTGAACCGTTGTGCCTTCCGGCACTTGTGGCATCCACAGCCACTGCCGGCCAACGTGGGCACATCATTGTAACACTTACATGGACACTTGCAAATGATGGGACGACCCACGCAACACTTGAAATCACATGCTCCACTTCCAGAGCAACACTGTTTTTTACCACCCATCGCGCGATATTCTTATGTCATCAACGAGAAAATTTATTTTCCTGGCGGCGGTGCCATGAATTGACCTTGCAACTGGTCGAATCCACTGCCAGCCGCAGGATTGCTCACCCCGCGAGTGTTATTCTGCACGGGTTGAGAAACGACATTTCTCACGGGAGCCATGCTCACCGGAGCGGCGCCGGGCACGTGGAAATTCTGCGGGATCGTGTTGCTCAATTGAGCGAGATGCGCCTGCTCTTCGGGCGTAATGTTTTGAAACACGTTGCTGAACATACCTCCCTCGGGAGTGGCCGAAGTTCCAGAACCAGCGGCTCCGTTGCCCTGCATGTGTTGGATGGCACCCATGCCCAGCGTTTGGAGATCCATGCTGTTGGGGTCAATTTCACCGTTGTCCATTTGAGCCGTGATCTTGGTGGCATAGTTCTCGAGCATGCGAAGCATCTCCGGCGGCACACTCTTGATGGTCTTGCCCATCACCAAGAGTGTTTGCAGGTATTGCCAGATGGCCTGCTTAGTCTCTGGCTCGAGGTCAGGCGTCCAGTATTGCTTGACTCCCAACTTTTTCAGGAAATCAATGTCGCTGTTCAAGAAAAAGTTCTCGTCCATGTTGGTCAGCGCCTCGGTGTGGGGCTCAATCTCGCCCAGAAAAGTTTCGAGCACGGAATACTCATCTTCGGAAATCTTGGCGTCCACCGCACCCAAAAGCACAAACAAGTCGGGACACTCGGGAAAGGTTTCACAAAGCTCGTTCACAAAAGTTTTCAGGTATTCGTTCCACGCGCAAATCGAAGACGGGTTCTCCATTTTCTACTCTTTGCATACCCGATGAAATAAATAATCACCCCGGATGAACGCTCAACATTTTCACACGCTCCCAGATGTTATCTCACATGCCCGTGTGTGGAGTGAAATCAGCGATCGACGACATGGTGCTGTTGGTTGGTATTTCAGGAAAACTGGGCGCCGGGAAAGACACGGTCAAGGACCTGATCATCGAGCTCGACGGGCGCGAGTGGACTACCCTCCGCTTCGCCGATCGGCTCAAAGCAGTGGTGTCATCGCTGACCGCCACGCGGCTGGAGGACAATTACACCCGCGAGGGTAAACAATTGAAACCCGCGGGATTCGATCAATCGCTCGGCACCCTCCAACAGCTGGTGGGCATGGCCCTTAGAACCCACGTAGACCCAGACGTGTGGGTAAAAGTCACGCTAGCCGAGGTGATTTCCGCCATGGAAGGTGATGGAGACCGCAGGTATGTGGTGTCGGACGTTCGCTTCAAAAATGAAGCCCGATACATTCAAGAGTTGGGTGGTATCTTGATTCGAGTCAACGGTGACCCGGCTGGTGTGCGAGCCCAGGATGGCCGCGATCTCAACCACGTGTCCGAAACCGACCTGGACGATTACGGTGCTTTCGACGTGGTCATTGAAAACACGGGCACCCTCGAAGAACTCTCAGAGTTGGTCAAGCAGGTGGTGCTCACGCGATTACAATAAAATTTGTTGTATGTTTAACAGAATGGCGTCTCTACCCCGATCTGAAAACAACTCGCTGCGTTATCACTACCTCGATAACGGCGTGAACAATGAGTCGAGAAACATGCCCATGGCCGCCGCTGATTTTGGCGCGGAGACCGGTGCTTATTTTTTGAAGAGCACGCCCATGACGGCGTATCCGGAATACAAATTGGAACCCGATCCACACTGCCGGAAAAATGCGGCCGGCCTGGCCAGCATGGAAGAGCTCATTGCCGACCACGCTCCGTCCCACGTGAAGAAATCCAAGAGAAAGCGGTCCAAAACACCAAAGGCACCCAAAGGGGCCCAAGTGGCCGGTGCTACCGACACCGCTGGTCTCCTATTGACAGTTTCAGGAGAATCAACGGCTGGTTGTGGGGCAGTGCGGTGGGAGACGCTGCCGGCGTGCCTGTTGAAAACGGTGACCGACGTCACCAGTGAAATCAGTGACAAGATCGCGCCTACCGAGACGACGCCGCCGCAGGAATCGCCCGGGTGGGTGAGTATTTTCACGCGTGACAACCGACCTTTGTATCTCTCGGTGCTTTTTCTCCTACTATACTTTGTGTATCGCATCCTTCGCCGATGCTAAAAAATAAATTTGAACTTGCGTTCACTTCTCCGGCGTTCGTTAGTTGAACGAACCCAAAATTGAAAATCATGGACACACCGCCGACACAGATGCAAACGAGCGAGACGGACACGCCTCAATCGTCCGGTCGCAAAAAGTATCACGTGATGAAGGACACCCAGTTGTCGGCGCGCATGAAGCTACTGCTCGAGAAGCTCAATCGTTTTTATCAGAACGGGGAATTTGAAAAAACAGTCATTCCCATCATTCGCGACAAAAAACCCTTGGCCGTGCGGGACATTGACTGGCTGGTCACCAACTATTCAAAGGCATTTCCGGTGGTTTACCCGAATCCCATGAAACCCATGGGCGAACCCTTCAATGTGCACGAGTCTTACGAGCAGCACGAGTTGGTGTGGAAAAAAGGTTTGTTTGACCCGTTCCAACGTGGTCCTCGCATTCACTACGAAGCCAACGGCGAACAGTTTGTCACCACCATTGCGCAGTTGAATTTTTTCTGTTGGGCCATTCAGCATGGGGTGATTGATTGGGCTGCGCGGCATAAGGACAAAATCAAGAAGCACCACCAAACCATCAAAGACGCGCGCAAGAAATTGATCAAGGAACAACCGAACCGCGAGAAAAAGCGCATGCGCCTCACGCCCGTCGACAACTCTCACTGTCTGGTTTACGTGCAGCCCATGCGCATTCCACTGGGACCACAGAAGAAGAATCGAGCAGACACCGGCGATATGGGCGACGCAGAACAGGGAGACGAAAAGAGACTCAAAAATGCCGAATAAATTCACTTTTTGTGAAAAATTTTATCTGCTCGCAGGGTTCCGTGATGGAATTTATCGCTCCGTTTTGGGATACCCTTTTTCAGTGGTGTGATTTGCCAACACAGTCAAGTTTATTGCGAGTATGTTCGCGAGTTCACGCAATTGGCATGATGGATTCACATCTCTATCACCGGCTGATATTGAAAAAACGTCGCACAACAATTGATCCTGGCTACACAATCCGGGCTATTCTTAATGATTCGAATCCTGATGAACTTTTAAAACAAGTATCAAAAAATGGATATCTTTTGAAATACGTTACACACAAGACACCTGAGATTTGTTTTGCCGCAGTCAAAGAATCACCATGTGCAATCAAACATGTTCCATCAAGCTATCAAACTCGTGAAATCTGTTTAGAAGCAGTCTCGAGAAATGCACTAGCTCTTCAATTTATTCCATACTGGAATCAGACTCCTGAACTTTGCGAAGCAGCGGTTCGACGTCATTCAATTGCATTTACGTATGTCAATCGAGCGTTGAGAACTCCCGAGTTGTCCATGCTAGCGGTTATGAAAGATCCTGCTTGTATTCAACAGGTTCCACTTCAACACCTTTCATATGAAATGTGCTTAACAGCCATTCGTCAAGCGGGTGACCTTTTAGATGAAGTTCCATTAGGTATGTATAGCATGAAGTTGTATCCTCTATCTCACTTTTTTTTAGAATTTCAAACGTCTGAGTTGTGCTTGGAAGCAGTGAGAAATTGCGGTGTTGCGATAAAGCGGATGCATCCGAAAATGCAAACTCCCGAAATCTGCTTGGCTGCTGTCATGGAAAACAGTGAAGCGTTAGCTTACATTGCACCGGAAAATCGAACCCCTCAAGTGTGTGCAGTCGCCGTATCTCGTGATGCAAAATGTCTGAAATATGTGATTGAAAAATGATTTATTGAATGTGTTTTACTGTCGCCGAGCAACGTAGTAAAATCCACCTGCGATGGTTAAGGCCAACAAAAGCACGAGCAACACGCTGCCGACGCCACTGGTAGCACTGCGCAAGATGCCAAGATATTTTCAGATGGATTTTATGAACGGCCAGTTCAACTTTTGGCAACAGGCTTTCCAGCGCTGATCAGTCTCGTAAAGCTTTTGTCGGCCTTTGAGGAGCTTAAAGTATTTCAAGTTTCTCCGCCACGCCCGATCGCCTGTGGTCTCATATTGGATCTCGCAAAACTTGCTCAGGCAATATTCATACGAGAAAAAGTTGTCACGATCGTCGGGTTTGACCTCTTCATACACGGGTTCGAGCTCCATGAACATGGCCATCAGGATGGCTTCCTCTTCGCCGGTGAATTGTGGCGGCCGTTTGCCCGTGATGTGATAATGAATTTGCGACACATTGTGGTAGTATTTGGGCATTTTCAACTTTTTCAGCAGGTCCCGGATGATTTGCCGCGTGACTTGCTCGGCCGACGTGATGCGCAAATTACGCAACTCGTTCAAGAGTGAATCATATACCACCTCTGGGATGGTGGTATTCTCCTTGCCCTGCGATTTCGCCAACCAATCGCGGAAGTGATTCTTCTTTTTGTAAGCGAACGGCGCCTGGATAGGAATGATGGGATCGTTGTAAGTGCCCACGTCAGTGTCGGGCAGGGTGGTAAAGGCTGCGCCGCACTTGGTGCAGATGGTCATGTGATCGTTCAGCTTCTCCTCGTAGAGTTCTCCCCGACAATGGATCAGCGGGCACACGCCTCGTTCGCGCTCAAATTTCTGGTCCATGATCTCGTTGCGCTTGCTGTCATCTTTTTCCACGCGCGACAGGTATTCGACATAAACCTCTTTTTGGCGGGTGGTGGGCTGGTTCTTCACACGCTCGATACCCAAATTGGGTTGCAACACCGAGAACAGGTTCACTTGATCCTCGTCGTTTTCCACGCGGCTGTCGGGTGACGCCGGCAACCTGTCCAAGAAACTGCCCAATTGTTTCAACGTTGGCGCCGCTTTCTTCATTTCCACCACGGCTTCCTCTTCCACCTGCTTTTCCTGTTCGAACTCAAAAATGTATTGGGCCGACTCCAACCAATAATTCTGAATCTCTTTTCCATCAGCGATGACCTCCACCTCTTGCTCCAAGTGTTGGATCTCATCCGTGACCGCCTTTAGTTTCCGTTTGCAATCATGCAATGCATCCTTGTCCAGCGCGGCGGGTGCCTTGCGTTTTCGGCCTTTTTTCTTGGGCTCCTCCTTGGCCACGCCGTCGTCCAAACGAGGAACCGCTGGCGTCTGCAGTTGTTTCTCTGCGAGAAATCGGTCAAAAAATTGAACACCGTGGAACATCACTCACCAAGTTTGTCGCGTTTCCGCTGCAATTTTTTCAGCTTCTCTTGCATGATCGGTAGCTGCTCTTGGCGTTCGCGCAAAAGATGGAGTTTGTTATCGATGCGTTTCTTCAACATGGTTTTTGTGGTGCATGTTTCTTGACACATAATTTTTCAGATGGCGTTTCAATTTATTTTTTTGGGATGTCGCCGGCGCTCCTTAAAGTGGTGCACGTAGAGAAATGCAAACTCTCCGGCGCTCATGCCGTTGGGTAATTTTTTCCACGGCGATGGTGCTCCACCCGACATAGCCGCCATACTGCGTATTTCCGCCAAACAGGTGTGCACCGTCTCAGTGTCCATCCCGGGGATGATCGCCGGTGGGCCATGATAGTGTTGCCGATTGCGCTGCTTAGCCTTTTCCAGCGGTGCCTTGAAAAGACTGTGCAGCGGGTCAGTCATATCTACTCAGTGGCCTGATTTTTCGCGGTGTCACCGTAACACAACGTGCGATTCGACGTGATATACCAAAGGCAAAATTCACCAATGGACAGGCCGTTGGACAAGATGATTTTGTGACTGTCGGGGTCACTTGGATCAGCGGAGCACCGACGGATTTCTTTGAACAGATCGCGCACTTGCACCACCGACGGATTGAACCTCTTCAACAGCGCCTGATTTGTGTGTTGAGGGAAATTCATCACGCCGCGCACCTCTTGAGCGGTGGATGTGACATTTTTGGGAACCGTTCAAACACGGCTAAACATTTTGTGTGCCCCCGAGTAGAAAAAATGGAGACGGAACAGCAACGTGTGTCGCTCACGGAAAAGGTGAAAATTCGGGTGCCCAACCAGAACTGGGTGGTGGTCAACATCATCGGACCTGGTCTGCGCCAGACGACCAAGAATACGGCGTTTCGGATTTTGGGATGCTTCGATGCAGAGGCCGAAGCTCAGGCCTTTGCCAAAAAGTATGAGAAGCTTGACGATCGATTCGACATTTACGTGTGCTCCATGTATGAGTTTTTGCCCATCCCTGATCAGGTGCACGACGTGGGCAACGTGAAATACGGACGCGAGGAAATCAACGAGCTCTTGGAGGTGCACGAGTCCACGCGCACTCAGACCGAAGAGTGGAACGCTCGCGTCGAGCAGGCCCAGAAAACCGGCGAGGACAAATGGGGTGCCCTCATGGGACTGTGAACGAAATAAACATCTCGTAATGAAAGTAAAACATGAGCAGCACACAAGAGCTGTGGAGACAACTTCACTTGCGTGCGTTGCAACACACGAGCGGTAACCCCGATTCCACTTGGATTTTGGTGTGGTCCCGCAAGATCCCGCGATACACCAAGGGCTGCCGGTGTAACGAGCATTGGCAAAAGTGGTATGCCAAAAATCGACCAGACTTTTCCACGGCGGAAAAGTATTTCGCCTGGACCGTGCGAGCACACAACGCTGTGAACGAACGCCTCAAAAAGCGAGTGTATTCCGTCGACGAAGCCCGCGAACTCTACACATCTGATGTTTCCAAGCGCGAAAGCAAGAAAAAATAAACACACGCGTCAAGACGCAACCCAAAAATATACGATGCTCACAGTAGGCGGCAATGAAAAAGTGGTTTCCTGCGTTGGTTTCCGGCGTAACGCTCTTGGCGTGTTGGATGATTTATCGCGCTCGTCGCCGCCGAGATTACCCACTGATTCCTCTGGCGCACGCCATGCGACACATGAAGACCGGCGACTTGGTGCTCTTTAGCGGACGGGAAATACCCCTCGACACACCGTCCGAGATGATGCGACGCATGTGTTTCTTGGGGGCCACCTACGCATACCGGGCCCTTGACGCCTGCGAGTGGGGCCACGTGGCGGTGGTGTATCGGAGCGGTGACAAGCTTTACTTTATCCACTGTGAAATGTCCACTCAACACGATGCACTGGCCGGCGAGCCCGTGACCGGGGTGCAAGTGAGTGACTTGCAAGAGAAGCTCGCGCGTTACTCGGGCTACTGTGTGTGGCGGCCCATCAACCGGGCCATCCCAGAGCAACGGGTGAAAGATTTTCTGCAGTTGACGTATCACTTTAACTATCGCATTCCGGGCGATGTGTGGATGCGTTTCTTGGATCGCATTTTAGGCGCCCGGCGAGCGCGATGTCCCAAAGATCCAGTATGTTACCAGACCACCACAGGTATGTTTTGCACCGAATGGGTGGGTGCATTCTACGAATTTTGTGGGGTGTTCGACCGCACGCGTGCACCCTACAAAACATATTTTCTACCCTCCGACTTCACTTACACGGGGTGTGAACGCTACTTGATGCCAGAGTATTCGTTTGACAACGACGGTTGGGAGCTCGAGGTGTGACGAGAATTTTTTGTTGATCACAAAGTAGACACGACGATGGTGGCCAGCAACAAGAAAACGATGGAAATCCGTTTGAAACGGTTCCAACCGTCCAAGATGCAAACGAATCGCATTTGCGTCATGGTTGGAAAAAAAGGCACGGGTAAATCGACACTGGTGCAAGACATCATGTGGTTTCAGCAGCACATTCCGGTGGGGGCCATCATGTCTGCCACCGAGGAGGCCAACGAAGCCTACGGAAAAATGGCGCCGCCACTTTTCATTTACAAGAATTTCGACGCCGACGCATTGGTGCGCCTCATCAATCGCCAAAAAAAGATGAAGCACATGTGGAAAGAAAATGGAGACTCGCTTCCGTTCGATCACCGCGCGTTCGTGTTGATGGACGATTGCATGTATGACAAAAAGAATTTCCGAGGCCCACTCATGCGCGAGCTGTTTATGAACGGTCGACATTGGGACTTGTTCGTCTTGATCACGCTCCAGTATGTGATGGACATCACGCCCGAAATCAGAACCAACACAGACTATGTGTTTGCCCTGAAAGAAAACGTCAAAAAAAACCGCGAGCGGCTTTACAACGAATTCTTTGGCGTGTTTCCCAATTTCGCCGTGTTCGACGCACTCTTTTTGGAGGTCACCCAAGACTGGCGGTGTTTGGTGCTCGACACCACGGTGCCGTCAACCAACATTCCAGACTGCGTGTTTTGGTATAAGGCCGAGAAGCGACCTGAGTTCCGGCTGGGCGCCGACTGGTTTTGGGAATACAGTCAGAAAAACGGCTTGGGAAAACACCAGAGTAACGCCGAGATGAATGCCCTCAACGAAAAATTGGAGGAAATGAACCAAAAGGCCGTCACGGTTGTGTTTGAAGGCCAACGACGAAAACGACCAGCCCCACCGACGCCCGCGCAACAACGCCAACCCAGCAACATACAGTTTCGCACGCCGGGTCGACCACCCCCACCTCAACAACCCAAAAGAATCAGGCGAGAGGCACCAGAACAACACCATCAACAATGGTCACAACATTATTACGACGAAGAACCAGTGCAATACCGGCCGCCACCACAGCGTGCAACACCTGAGGTTGTCCGGCGGCGACCTGAACCAGAAATGCCGACAGTGATCGACGACGGTCCCAGTCAACGAGCGGCCTACTCGGCTCCCAACGCTGGACAACCTCAGGTGTTACACGCACCAGACCCACGACATTTTGGAGGATTCATTTACTAAACATCTTCACTGTCTTGATCCGTTGGGCCCTCTTCCTCTTCGTCTTCATCTTCTTGGTAGTCTTCGTCGACCGACCAGGACGTTTCGGGGGTAAACTCCTCGTCATCGTCGTCGTCCTCATCGTAGTCTTCGTCATCCGAGGAGAGGTCATACACTTTGACGCGCTTCAATTTGAGCAGACCAAGGGTGAGGAAGAGGTGAAACATAAACATGGGCCAAATCGAGTCCACGTCGGCCCAATGATTCCTAAATCCAGCCATGCAAATCATGGTGTGCGTCAGGTGCACAATGGCAAGGTTACCAGAGTTTTGAAATCGACAAACGACAAACGTGTCATAATAAATCAGGGCTGCTAGAGCCACCATGTAGAGGCCGGCGAGTTTGATAAAAACCAGCGGTATCAGCGTGTCACGCAAATACTCGACGGCGAAATCAGGGGTTTGTGTGTCGAACAAGTAGGAAAACGACAAGAAACCGCACGGGTCAGACAAACGGGGCGGGTTCAAATAGGTGTCGGGTTGAAGCACATACACCAAGCCAAAGCTGAGGTGAAAGAGGAGCGAGACGGAGTGAGTGAAAAAAGCGAGCGCGTTAGTCATATTTTTTTTCTTGAGACCCTTGAAATTTCTAAAAATAATAAAGCGATTTATTCTCAGATTTCTTTTTCACCAATGACCACACCAGCCGTTTTCACCGTGTTCACGTCGCAACGTGATGGGTGCACGCGAGTTGCGGGCACCGGCAATGGTCAAACCATCCTGCCGGCGATGATACTCTA